TCAGCTGGCGCCCTGTCCTTGCGGGCTGATCGAAGGCAATCCGGCTTTGATGCCCGCCTCGATCTGACGGATCTTGACGATGTCCAGGCCGAGCTTCTCAAACGCGGCTTCGTTCATCTCGATGATCGCAAGCTCGACGTCCGCCAGCCGCTGTTCCAGCTGACGGATCCCGTCGGCTGAGTACTCGGAGCTGTGGTGCACCAGTTCGCTCTGGACGCGGAACGCCTTGCGGTCCAACGCGGCGCGGATGTCGTCGAAGCCCGCGTCGGTCAGATGCGCATACAGCTTCGTGACCTCGGTATCGGAGTGTCCCATCACCTTCGCGATCTCCGCGAGCGGAACGCCTTCCTGGATCAGCCACGACGCGTAGGTGTGGCGCATGTCGTGCACCCGAACCCGGCCCTCGATCTGCGCGTGCTCCAGCGCGCTCTGGAAGATGGTCTTGCCCCAGTCGTTCGACTTCAGTGGGGCGCCCCTCGCGCCCCGGAAGAGAATGTCGCCGCGGCACTCGCCGACCTCGTGCATCAGCCCGCACGTTTCGGCCGGCTGCGTGCGTTCCCTGTGCGCGATCAGCTTCCCGACCAGGTCGGACGGCATCGGCACCGTTCTCTCATCCTTGTCCTTCGGGACCGGGTCGATCAGATAGTTCTTCTGGTTGAACTTCTCGATCACTCGGATCGTGCCGCGCTGCAGATCGACACGGTCCCAGTGCAGGCCCGCCAGTTCGCCGAACCGCAACCCGGTCTCGACGCTCATCCGCACGACCAGCGCGTTCTGGCCGTTCATCGCCCAGGTGATCGCGTCTACCTCGTCGGGTGTCAGGTAGCGTTCCAATCCCGTCGGGAGGTCCGGGTAGGTGACGTCCCTCCCCGGGGAAGCAGCCAGCCGACGATCCGCGACAGCGGCGTTAAGGCTGGTTTTCAGCAGCATCAGCGCCGACCGGAACGTCCACGGCGGGCACGGCGGCTTCTCCCCTCTCTTCCGCGGAGTCGTCATCTTCTTCTTCCACCGCTCGATCGACATCTGAGTGATGTCCGCCAGTCGCACCGTCGACCAGTGGGGCATCAGCCAGTTTCCGGCGATGCTGCGGTACTGCTCGTCTGTCGCGAACGCGAGGGATCTGGATTCGTGCCACAGGTCGAACCACGGACCCCATTGGATCTTCGCGCCCTTCACGTCGAGCGCGCCCGGTTCTCGCGACTCCGACTCGCGGCGTCCGGCCTCCCGCAGGGCTTGCGGCTCCTGCGTGAAAGTGCCGGCGGACTGCTCGACGCCACGGGAGTCGCGGTAGATCCCCTGGAACTTCCCGGACGACAGGGTTCTAGTCCATGCCATGCAAGTGATCTCCTTCGTTGAAATACCTCGTGATCTCGCGGAACGCTTCTTCTTCGCGGCGGCGCTCGTCATCGTGTGCGCAGCGCAGGCTGGCGATCAACGCTTCGTCGGCGCGCTGCTCGGCCTCCGCCCGGTGCAGGTGCATGCGCCAGACCCACACCAGCGCGGCCGCGGTCGCGGCGACGACGACCGCCGGTGGCGTCGAGTCGCTGCCGAGGTTGAGGACCAGCAGCACTCCCAGGACTGCGGTCAACATCAGAGCCGTGCAGGTTACGAGAAGCGTGCGGGGTGGCCGCCAACTCTGCGGTTTCAGTGACAACGCGGCCTCCTGTAGGCAGGCATCAGTACCAATCGAACATGTGTGTACGTACGTTCGTTGATCACGGAGTGTGCGTTAACAGCCCGATACGTGCCGAGTGGGCAATTCACTGAAACGGCCGTATCGTGTAACGCCGCAGGTAGGCGCCTCGATCGCGGGTCAGCGCGCTAGTTAACGCTCCGTGTCCGATTGATTATCGGCCTTGGCTTCAATCTCGGCGTCGGCCTTCACCTGCATCACCTCTTGGATCCAGATTTCGGCCAGATATTCCGACTTGCGCCGGAACATTTCGTAGGTCTCGCGCACCTCGGTCATCGGCATGTCCCGCATGCGGGCGCGCTCTGCTGCGGACCACTCGTGCTTCGGTGCGGGATTCGCTTCGGGCCGCCAGCCTTCCTCGACGATCCTGCGCGCAGTGCCCTCCGGCCACTCCGCGCCGCGGTCGAGGCCCTTGTACGTCTTGCTGCGGGGCGAGATCGTCGCCCCTTCGACCCTCTGGATCGTGGGGTGGCTCAAGCCGCACTTGGCGGCGAACTCTTTTTGTGTCAGGTCGAGGCGAGTGCGGGCCTTCACGACTTCCTCGGCCAACCTCTTTAAATCTCTCTCCGACACACGCAAAGCATCTCGTACTGGTCGCGGCGAGTCCACCCGGGATGGCGGTCTTCGCTTGAGTCTCCAGTGGTAGTGCCGCATCGGACCCCCTCGTCGTGCATCTCTTTAAATCTCTTCCTCACCATAAGTGCCCAAGAAAGATGCGTCAAGAGTTGACAAGAGATGCAAAGAGATGCATTGTGATGTGCATGGCAGACCCCAAAGGCCCCCAGATCGAGGCCATGCGACTGGCCCGAGGCTGGAAGCGCAGGGAACTCGCCCGGCGGGTCAACTGCTCCTACCAGCACATCTACAACCTCGAACGCGGGTTCAACACCGGCGCGACGGAGACCTTGCAGCTGATCGCCATCGAGTTCGGCGTCCAGCTCTCCGACATCGCGCACACGCAGCAGCAGAAGCCGGCACCTCGTCGGGCTCCGACCGAGGGACCGAAGCCGCACACGCCAACCCCGCCGCCGAGGCCGACGAAGCCGCCGACGCGCGTCTCGGAAGGGACGGCGGCATGAGCGACTGGATGACCCCGCACCAGGTCGCCGCCGAGTACGACCGGCACCCGATGACGGTCTACAAGGCGCTGGAATGCGGCGAGTTGCACGGCCACCAGAAGAAGCGCCGTGGCCGTTGGTCCGTGCTCCGCGCGTCCGTCGAGGCGTGGATGCGCGGCATGGACGGCGAAACCGCGTGCGGCTGCCGGAAGCACCTGCGCCGCGTCGCCTGATCTTCCGGCGGGCCGGGTGACCCCAGCACCTCGGCCCGCCGGATCCCCACAGAAAAAGGCGCCCGCCTCGTGCGGACACACGAGACGGGCTGACCACGAGAAAGAAGGGTTCTCATGATCGCGGCACAGACTACCCGGCAGAGATGCCGGACCGCGCTCGGCGCGTGGTTGCGCGGCCGTCGCCGCCCGGTTGAGCAGACGCCGGCGAGCTGGCAGCTGCTTCCGTCGACCGCGGTGCGGGTGGCGGAGATCGAGGCGGTCGCCGAGGCGATGCACGGCGCGCTGCGGGTGATGATCGACCCGCACTTCACGCCGTCCGACTGCACCTGGTGCGCACCCGCGCGGCCGGAGCTGGCGACGGTTCGCGTGTGCGGCGACCCCGACCCCGACCGGGACGACCTCAAGCCGCTGTTCGCGGCCGAGGTGTGCCACCGGTGCGCGGTCAACCCCCGCACCGGCGTGGTGCGGCAGGCGCTGATCGAGGCCGGTCCGCACCGGCTCGTGGAGGTCGAGGTGTGCGAGTCATGAGCACCCGTATCCGTGTCACCGGCGATTCGCCGCACAACCGGCGCGACGAGCGCGGCTCGAAACCGTCGTGCTTCCAGCGGCTCGGCGAGCTGCTCGGGTTCGCCGGGATCGTCGCCGTCACCGCGGTCGCGGCGCTGGCCGGGTTGGCCGGGTGCAAGCCGGTCAACGGCTCGCCGGAGCGGGCCCCGGTGTCGGTGCAGTGCAACGAAGACGAGCCGTGCTGGGACTGCCACACCATGGGCAACCGCCGGTGCGGCCTGGACGACCCGGCGGTGAAGCGATGAGCATCTACGCCGATCACCTGGAGGCGCGGCTGCGCGAGCAGGAGGAGCGGGCCGACAAGATGCGCGCCGGTCTTGCTGACGTGCTCGCCAGGCACAGCGAGAAGGCGGCGCGGAATCCTGAGCTGGCCGAGATGACGAGCGAGCTGCGCACGGTCCTGGACGGCGCGCAGATCGTCCGCGTCGTCGAGGCCGAGGGAGTCGGCGCGATCGCGGCGTTCACCTCCTATGCCGCTGCACGGGAGTACATCGACGCCTGCGATCACGAGTTCGCCGTGGATGACCTGTCAGTCACCTCGCTCGTGGTTGACAAGGAGGGGCGGTGAAGCGCCGCGCAGCCGCCGCGCTGCTCGTGATCGCGCTCGCGGTGCTGGTGTACGTCGCTCCGGCGGCGCTGGTCGAGCAGACCGGCCCCGCACACCAGTTCCGGGTCACCGCCGACTGGACGCTGCTCGCGGTCGCGGGCGGGCTGATCGTGTTGGCGTACAGCGCTTTCCTGCTCGCCTGGCACGCCTACCGCCAGCGGGACGCGGTCGAGCGGGCGCTCGCCGCGGACGACGATCTCGGCGCGGTGCTGCGTGCGTGGCGCGCCGACGTCGACTCGGTGCCGATCCCGTGAGCGTCCTCCGCCGCGCCCTCCGCCGGGCCACGGTCGCCGCTGTCGTCGCCGGATGCGCGATGACCGCCCTCGTCTGCTTCACCCAGCCCTACCTCCTTTTCGCTACCGCGCGCTGACCGCGCGCACCACAACCTTCGGAAGGACACGAATAGATCATGAGCGTTCAGGACCAGGCCGCGATGTTGGCCAGCGCCAAGGACAAGCTGCCGCTCGGCGCGGTGGAGGCCGTGTCCGCGGAGATCTCCTCTGCGCTACAGGTCATCAGCAACGCGCTCGGCCACGACCACCTCGCGAACGTGCGGATGCAGCTGGCGGGCGGCGGAGTGATGGGTGACCTCGTCGCGGTCAGCCGGAAGCTGGAGGCCCTCGGCCTGGACATCGAGACGACCGCCGGGCAGCTCATGTCGGCAGGCGGGCAATGACCGCCGACGCGATCGCGTGGCCGACCGCGGCTGACGTGCCGCCGTCTCCCTGCCCGGTCCGCGCGAAGTGGCCGCGCGGTGCTGGACGGCACCGCGCGGTCGAGCCGGACGAGTCGCCGACCGTGGTGCTCGACCCGCCGACTGTCCCGTTCCTGTTCACCCACCCCGCCCTGTACTCGGGCACCGAAACCGCTCCCGGAGGAACCCTGTGAGCACCAACGAAACGAGCTTCGCAGCACGCGCGATCGCTGTCGCCAAGGAACTTCCCGCCTTTGACCACCTGCCGAAGCTGCGCGGTCTCATGGCCCACAACGACGAGGTGTCCCTGTTCCTCGAAACCTCGTGGCGGGCGTGGGACGGCGTCGAGAGCCTGTTGAAGTGGGCGCACGCCTTCGACGCCGAGGTGATTGTCGGTCTCTCGTTCTACGGCGGGAGCGGCGAGGTGAGGACCATGTTCGTGCTCGGCGGCAGCGCGGTCAGGATCTCCGAGAACATCAGCACCGCTCACGCCTACGCGCTCGGCGCGCTGCTGCAGAAGCCGCTCGCCAAAGACAGCCCGATCACCCTCACCGCGGCCAAGCTGCAGGAGCTGCTGCCCAAGCTGGCGGAGATGTCGGCGTGAGCGTCCAGTTCTTCGAGTCGGCGCACCGGTACAAGATCGATGGCCGGTGGGCGACCAGCGTGACCACGGCGCTGAAGGGCATCCCGAAGGACGGGGTGCTCACGCGGTGGGCCGCGAAAACCGTTGCGGCGCATGCGCTGGACAACATCTCGACGCTCGCCGAGAGCATCGAGAGCTTCGGGTACGGCCCGGCGTTGAAGATGCTCGCCGACGTCCCGAACGAGAAGCGGGACACGGCGGCGGTGCGCGGCACCGAGGTGCACGCGCTGGCGGAGCGGTACATCGCGCACGAGGAGATCGAGGTCCCGGACGAGCTGATGCCGTACGTGCGCGGCTATGCGCAGTACATCGACGACTGGAACCCGACGTCGCTGTACGAGGAAGCGATCGTCGCGTCCCGCACCCACTGGTACGCGGGGCGGCTCGATTCCATCCAGGACGTCCCGGACCTCGGGGTGTGCCTGGTGGACTACAAGACATCGAAGGGCGTCTACGGCGAGTACGCGCTGCAGTGCGCGGCCTACCGGGGTGCCGAGGTGATCGTGGTCGACGGGGTCGAGCAGCCAATGCCGGAGCTGGACCGGGTGCTGATCCTGCACATCCAGCCCGACACCTACGACCTGGTGCCGGTCGACGCCGGACCGGAGGTGTTCGAGAAGTTCCTGACGGCGAAGGCGAACTACCTCGCGAACGTGCAGTCCCGCAAGCTCGACAAGCTGATCGGCGAGCCTCTCGTGAGGGAGGTCGCGTGATGGCCGAGCAGAGCGAACTCACCCGGGCGCTGGCCGAGCTGCAAGCCTCGCTCCCGTCGGTCGGCAAGGACCAGAAGGCGACGGTCAAGTCCGACAAGGGCAGCTACACGTACAGCTACGCGGACCTCGCGGACATCACCGCGGCCGTGCTGCCGCTTCTGTCGAAGGTCGGGCTGGCGTGGACCACGCGCCCGACGATCGAGGACGGGAAGTTCGTTCTGCGGTACCAGTTTCGGCACGTCTCGGGGGAGATGCTGGAGGGCGCGTACCCGCTGCCGAGCGCGTCCCGCCCGCAGGAGATCGGCTCCGCGATCACCTACGCCCGCCGGTACGCGCTGTGCGCGGTCACCGGCGTCGCACCGGCGAACGACGACCAGGACGCCGCGCAAGCGGAGCGGGCGGCGCAGTCGCGGGAGCGCACCGAGCGGGAGCTGAAGGATTCGATCTGGTCCGAGGCCAAGAACCGCGGCTGGATCGGCGAAGGCGACGACTTCTCAAAGCTGCAGGATGAGTTCGCGCAGTGGAACGGCGGCGGCGACATCACCGCCGCCGACGTCGAGACGCTGAAAGGGTTCGCCACCCACCTGCGCCCGAAGCAGACGATGCAGCGGGGGCGAAAGTGAACTCGCCGGCGTGCCTGCACGCCTGGGTCACCGAGCGCATGTGCGGTCGACCTGTCCTGTGCTGCCAGATCTGCAGCAAGGTCATGTCCGAGCGCGAGTGCCGGGCGATCGTGGCGGCGCGAAGCAGCGGGGTGTGCGAGATCTGCGGGGAGCAACCGGTGCAGTCGATGCACCACCGGCTCACCCGGAAGTACGGGCCGTGGTCCCCAGCGAACATCGTCGCCCTCTGCGGTGACGGTGTCGCCGGATGCCATGGCCGGGTCACCAACACCCGCGGCCAGTACTACGACGACGGCTGGCTCATCCACACGTGGGATCTGCGGACGCCGGACGAGATCCCGTTCCTGCACTGGCAATGGGGCGCGGTGTGCCTCGACAACGCCGGTGACTACCACCAGAGAAAGGACGCGGCATGATCACGAGTCTCGACATGCTGCAGCACGTCGTCGAGCACGCCAAGCGGTGGCGGTTGAGCGACGAGCGGTTCAAGCAGCTCGACATCACCGCGGCGCAGGCGAGCATCACGCTGCCGGACCACGCGGTCGCGTTGTTCGTCGAGTGGGCGCACCACCTCGACGGCGTGCTGATCACGGCGTCGGCGGGCTACCCGCGCACGTCGGGGCTGTTGCACGCGGTCGGGAAACTGCTGTCCGGGCACGTCGTGCACGTGTACGTGACGAGCGACGGCGAGCGGATGCGCAACGCGACGCTGCTCGGCAGCGTGCTGCTGGCCGAAGTCGAGCAGTACCACCGCCACAACCTCACCCCGGTCGGTGCCGAGTGAGCCGCCTGACCGGCGACCGCCAGCTCGAGACTCTCGTGGAGTCCGCGCAGAAGCTCGTCGCCGCGGTTCGCCGCGAGGACTCGCTGATGGTCGACGCGATGCTCGCCGACGCCGAGATGGTGTACGGGGATCCGCTGACCGGTGCCCGCGCGATGGTGGTGTTGCTCGCCGCGATGGTTCCCGCCGACCAGGTGCCCGCCGAACTGCTGCAGTGGCGCGTCACGCCGCGGCGGCTGCGCCCGGTCGCGAAGGGCAGTGCGGCATGAAGCCTCTCGTGATCGACGGGTTCGCGTGCGCCGGCGGTGCCGGGCGCGGGTTCGCGGATGCCGGGTTCGAGGTGGTCGGGGTCGAGCAGTCCTGGTCGCCGAACTACCCGTACCTCTGCCACGAAGGCGACGCGCTCGCCATCGTCCCGGAGCTGGTCCGTCACTACCGGCTCGCCGCACCGTCTCGCCCGATCCACGTGCACACGTCGCCGCCCTGCCAGGGGCAGATCGCGATCACGCAAGGGAATCGCGGGCGGGACGGCTGGACCGACCAGCACGTGAATCTGCTCCCGCAGACCCGCGCCATGGTCGCCGAGCTGCGCGACCGGTACGGCGTGACGACGTCGATCGAGAACGGGCCCAGCCGGCACATCCGTTCCGATCTCCGCTTGTGCGGCTTGCAGTTCCGTTTGCCGACGTTCCGGCATCGGGACTTCGAGCTGGGCGGGTTCACGGTCGCGCCACCACGGCCGCACGCCGGCTTGCACCGCGGGCACCGCACGATCGGCTGGCGGCACGGGTGTCTCGCCACGCCGGAACCGCGGGACTGTCCGAAGTGCGGGGTGTGGCACCGCGGCACCGTCTACGGCGTGTACGGCTCCGGCGGAGGCAAACCCACCGTGCAGGAAGCACAGCTCGCGCTCGGCCTCTACCACACCGACGACATCGAGGAGCTGAACGAAGCCATCCCACCCGCCTACACCCGGCACATCGGGCTCGCTCTCCAAGCCCTGTACCGCGCCGGCGCTGCGAGGGCGGCGGCATGAGCGGACCCGCGTGCAAGAAGTGCCATCGCCCGCTGCGCGACGAGGTGAGCAAACAGCGCGAGTACGGCCCGATCTGCTACCGCAAGGTGTTCGGTCCGCCCGTACCCAAACCCCGCGGCGGCACCACGATCCCGGCCGCCGCCCGGCACGTCGACCACCACCCGGTCGACCCCGACCAGATCCCGCTACCGCTGGAGGTTCGCACCGTGGACGCCGAAACCCGCAAGGCCGCGATCGACACCGTGGCGCGGCACGCGCTGCACCAACACCTGAGCTACGCCACGTCGGCCGGGCAAATCGACTGGGGCGACTACCCGGGCATCGACGAAGACGACTGGGAGAGCGTGCTGAACCGCGTATCGGCGATCGCCGAATCCATCGCGCCGAGCGACGAGCAGTACGAGGCCGCGTACGCACGCCTCGCAGTCGATTCGGTGTCCGCAAAAGATGACGGCCACCCTGCCGCCAACACCGTCCAGGAAGGACAGAACTGATGCGATACGACGTCCAGAAACTCCGTGAAGCCGTCAAGACCGCGATCGCGAACGAGCGCGCCGAACTCGAAACCCGCCACGCGCAGCGCATCACCAACTACACCGAACTGTCGAACCAGTGGTTCGACAAGCACGCCGAAGCGTGGCGTCAGTTCGGCACGCTGATCGGCCGCCGCATCCGGGCGGGGAAGCCCATTACGCCAAAGGACATCCCGGTCGACCGCAAAGGCTACGGGCGGTTCGCGACGTTCGACGAGACCGAGCCGGGAAAGTTCGTTGGCGGCCCGTCGAGCGACCTGCGGATCATGTCCGCCGCGCTGGACCTCATCACCGACGACACCGTCAGCCCCAGCGAGCTGGCGAAGCTCGGCGTCCGCGCATCCGAGCTGCGGACCGTCCTCTTGCTCGCCCGCACCGATGCCTGATCCCGCGGTCCCGGGTCGTTCCCGATTCGGCCGGGACCGTGCACTACCCGAAAGGAACTGCCCATGCCGGACTTCCGCGTCTCGGACACCGCTTCCGAGCATCCGAAGCTGCGCGCCGCCGGGCTCGCTGCGTTCGGGCTGTGGGCGGCGGCCGGTTCGTGGTGCATGAACCCGGCCCATCTGACTGACGGCTGGGTACCGCTGTACTACGTCCAGAGTTGGAGTAGCGGCAAAAAACTGGCGAAAAAACTGGTCGAAGTCGGGCTCTGGTCGGAGGAGACGCGCGACTCAACTCCGGGATTCCGGTACCACGACTGGACCGACATCCAGAGGTCTCGTTCGTCCATTGAGGACGAGAAACGCAAGGCCAGGGACCGTATGGCCCGCGTGCGTTCGGGAAGTGTTCGGGCGAACAAGGAACGCACGTTCGACCGAACGGGACCGGAAGGTTCGGCGAACGTTCACGACTCCCTCACCCTCACCCTCACCCACACCCCTTCGGGAGACTTGGGAGGGGAGGTCACCAACGCACCGCGCGGGTTCGAGCGACCCCCCGCCCAATGCCCCCGGCATCGGGGAAACCCGAACGCTCCGGCATGCGGTGCCTGCGCCGACGCGCGGCGCTCGGCGGAAAGCTGGGACGACCGCGAGGTCCAGCGCGCCGAGGAGATCGGCCGCGAGATCGACCAAGCCCGCACCGACCCTCGAATGCGCTGCAGCCACGGTGCCGACGGCGGCCTGTACATCCACCCCGTCAGCGGCAAGAGCGCGACGTGCGCGCACTGCCGACGAGCCCAGGAGGCGTCGTGAGCAACCTCGACCGCTTCGGCGAGCCGATCGACGAGGACGGCCACGACCCGCGCTGCCGCAACGGATGGCTCGACCGCGACGCCGACCCCGCCGTCCCGTGCTTGGTGTGCAAGCCGCACCTCGCCCCGGCCGTCCTCCGCCGCGCCACTCTCGACGCCGACCAGCTCCGTCAGGAGCCCCGAAACCCCGAAGGGACACCAGATGCCTGACCAGACCGAGAACGCCAGCGAGCGGGACAGCCAGCCGGTTGAAACGGCCAATCCTGCGCCGACGCGGTGCCCCAGTTGCGCGGGACTGGGCGACGTGCCGTGCGACCACAAGCCCGCTCAGCCGGGCAGAACCGGCATTGTCGCCGAGTTGCGTGACCTCGCTGCGAAGCTCACGGCGCGCGCCAACGAGCGGGACGAGATCGGTGACGACGACAGCGGTCGCGAGGAGGATACCTGCGCGGAGGACGGAACCGACTGCCACACCGTGAGCGCAGTGGCGACGTGGTTCCGTGCGGCGCAGATGCTGAACCGTCGGGCGGATGAACTCGCCAGCGAGCGGCCGAATGCGGGCCAGCACGGCGACCTCTATGCCGAATCGACGGACGCCGTGTACGTCTACGACGCTGTGACTGACGACTGGTCCGGCTTCACCCGCTTCGGCCACGCGGTCGATGTGCCTGCCGACGCGGTCCCGCTTCATGGTCGCAGCGTCGCCGAAGCCGAGGACGAGGTTCAGCAAGTCCTCAAGGCCAACAAGGAATTGCGTGCCCGCGCCGATGCCGCGGAGGCGGAGCTCGCCGGCCAAACAGTAAAGATTCAGCAGTTGACGCGACAGTTGGATGACGCCCAGTCGGCCGCGCGGTTGATGAAGACGCACTATGTTCCCCGATCCGAGCGTGACGAGGCCCGGGAGAAACTCGCCGACATCCGTGCGGTTGTGGACGAGTGGTTGACCAACTGCGAGGCGACTTCCGCTGGCGGAATGGAAGCCGTGCAGCGCATTATCGACCGGACCCGCGGGCTCGTCACGGACCGCGAGGAACCGGCACAGGGCTACGACGCGCTGTACGACGCGATCGGCGCGGAACTGGACCGTCGGCTGAACCGCGCGCTGCAGCAGCTCGACACGCGGCACGAGGCCATCTACGCGGCAATCACCGTCCTACGACCCGATGCGCGACCCAGTGACGAACCGGCCTGGGATGTCGAAGCGGACACGCACCGCATCAGCGAAGACCACGAGGGACCGGCCGGCGAGACGAAGCCGCGGACGTTGTTCGGTGTCCCGATCCCGACGTACATCGTCGAGAAGCCAGGCGGTCTGCTGGTGTGTGAGCACGAGTCTCACCCGGAGTACTGCCGGGAAGGCTGGGGGAAGCCGGGCAACACACCCCAGTTCGGCGAATGGGTCGCCGAGCACACGCACAGCCTGCCTGTCGAGCGCCAGGCGGACAGCGAGGCGCAGTCGGGCAACGAGGAGGCCGGTCGTGGCTGAACAAGGGTGGCTGAGGCCCGCCTACAAGCGTGAGCAGTACGACCGTTTGCGCGCCGTCGTAAACAGCGTCCTGGACGACCTCAAGGGCGCCTGCAGCTTCTGGGCATGTCCCGGCCCGGAGGCGCCCTTCACCCCGATGGCTACGTGCCGAGTCTGCGCCGCGCAGATGGATCTCCGCGCCGCTCTCGATGGCAAGCCACTACCCAGCGAGGAACAGCGATGAGCGAGCTAGCTCCGGTCAAACGCCCCAATGGAAAGATCTACCGGCCGCGCAAGATCCGCGCGATCTACGCCGAGGACGAGTACGCGCGACGCGACAACGTGTACGTGCTCGGTACCCACGACGTCTACCGAGCACTCGAACTCGCCAGCGCCGAGGCCCGATACCGCATCGGCAGCACCAACTTCCTGCTCGACGCAATCGGCGAAGTCGGGTGGTGGCGAACCGCCATGGACCGCGGCGAACCCGTGATCGTCTGCGACAAGGTCCGTGGCGCTGCCGGAGTCCGATTCGAATGCGAGGAGCGATAGCGATGACCGACGCCGACACCCCGCGCGTGCCCGACCAGCCGTGCGCGAACACGACGGTCTACGACCATGACGGCATCCGCGTGGAGGCGCATCCGTCGTTCGGTGCTCAAGTGTGGACCGAGATTTCGCCAGGGACCTGGCGGCAGGCGTTCCGCACTGGGCAGCCGCCCGCCGACGCCGTGAAGCTCGGGGACGTCGCGAAGCTGACCGACTCGCTGCGGATCGCCAACAGCGCCTGTGAACGCCGCGACGCCAAGCTCGCGGACATCCGCGCCGTGCTGGCCGGTCGCGAGAAGTTGATCAAAAACGGCGTGATCTACGCCAACGAACTGATCCTGATCGAAATGATCACCGCCATCCTCGACCGCGAGCCGGGCCGCGAGGAGCCGAAGCCGGACCCATGCAAGCCGTGCGGCGAAGTCGGCAACTGCCAGCGGCCTCACGCAGCGGACTGCATCCAGAAGCCCGTGCTGTACGGATTGACCGTGCCCGACCACATCGGCACGACCCATGCTGGAACGTACGTCCGGATGCACTGCGAGTTCTGCCCAAGAGCCGAAGAGTTCGTGCGCAACCCAGCGGAAGCACGGCCGTTCATCCGCCGCCACGCTCACGGCCACGTGGTGGAGCACCAGCCGGACACCGAGGAGACCGACCGGTGAGCCTCGAAACTCTGATGCCGGAAATGCCCGCGGACTGCGTCAAATGCGGCGGCTGGTTCGAGCTGAACGACATGGACTCGTGTCTTCGGTGCAGCCCGCGCGTGATGTGCCGGGACTGCTACCGACGCCACATGGATGCTCACGAAGCCATCGACAGCGAGAGGGACGACTGTGGCTGAGTACACCGAAGAGGAGCTGCAACGAGCGGCCGATGAACTCGCCGACGTACTCCAGGACATCGAATGGCGAACCGAACCGCTCCACGAACGCGACTGCCCGGCCTGCGACATCGCCGCTGACATCGCCGGGACGCTGGCCTGTGTCTGGGACCCGAACGGCCAATGGTGCGAAACCCCCGTCACAGACGGGCTCCCCGGCGACAGCCTGCTCGACCAGGCAACACGATGCGCCGCGCACGTCCTGCACCGTCGACTGCCCGGGCACGGGCACCGAACCGAGGAAGCCGACCGTGGCTGAGGACTGGCGAGACGACGTCGACGACGAATGGTTCGAGGACTGGGACGACGACCGGCCGCCGCCGAAGCAACCCCGACGAACCGCCGTTTTGAGGAGGCTCACCATGCAGCAACCCTTGTGCAGCAACACCGACGACGGCGCATGCCCGAACTTCGCACTCAACGGCATCGAGGTCTGCCTCGTGCACGCCCCGATCGCCCGGGACAGCTCCGGGTTCACGATCGACATCGGCTACCGGCCCGGCGGGATCGGGACCGCGGTGCCGCCGCCCGACTTCGAGCAGGTGCTCGTCGGACTGCAGGCAGAGTTCCGGGAAGCATTTGAGTTGGCCCGGCGCGCGGCGCACCTCGCCGGTGACCCCGTGGCGGCCGTCGAGGACCACGACAGCCCGGCAGGCTCGGCCAGTTGGACCGCGAAACCGCCACCGGCACGCCGTCATGGCTGGCTGGCCGCTGCCCTGAATCAGGTGTTCCGGTGAGCCTCGGCAACCATCTCCGCGGACTGCGTGAGCAGACCGGGCTCACGCAGCGGGACGTCGCCCGCCGCATGGGCTGCGCCGACAGCACGGTCTCGATGATCGAAACCGACACGCGCGAACCCCGGCTGAAGATGCTCCGCCGCTACTGCGACGCCATCGGCGCCCGCGTCTACATCGGATTCCCCACGAAGGAGGCACCGTGAAGCCGAAGCCTCGCGTATACAAGGGACCGTACGGATGGATGGTCGACCGGCCCGGCTACGGGTTCACCGGCTCGACGACGTCCGGCCCGCACCCGTCGCAGCCCGCCGCACTGCGGAGCCTGACCGGACCGGGCTACGCCGGCGGCCAGGTCGAGCGCACCGACACCCCGAGCGGCGCGCGGCGCAGTCAGCAGTACCCGTTCGCCCCTTGGCCTGTGGAGGTTCTGTGACCGCCGAACCCGTTGCTCTCGGCAAGTGCCGGGTGTGCCGCCGCGCCGACACGAGCAGTGTCGCCTACTCGTGCAACGACTGCGTGAACAAGCTGATCGAGCTGGTGCGCGGCGTCGTCCACTACGCGACCGTCGTCCTCCCGGACTCGGTGGAGCCGGTCCGCGGTCAGACCGGGCGCATGTCGCCCGGGTACGGCTCGACCCCGCCGCTGCGCCTGGACGTGGTCGCCGCGCTCGACCCGCGCTCGCTCCCGGGCGACGTCGACGAGCACGGCGACGCCATCACGCGCCGGCCGGACGATTTGGCCAGCTGGGTCCGGTCGATCCCGCGGAGCCTGTCCAGTTTGGCGGACTCGATCGCGGGCGAGCGTGACGAATCCCGCCCCGGCGGGACTATCGCGGCGGACGCCGGCTACATCCGCCGGAACCTGTGGTGGGTGGGGGCGCAGCCGTGGGTGGACGACGTCGCCGAGGATCTCGCCGAGCTGCACCACATGGCCCGCAGCCTCGCCAACGACGCACCGCAGAAGGCGCTCGGCGCGTGCCTGAACGTCACCTGCGACGGCCGCGTGTTCTGGGGCGGTGTCGGGCGACCCGCCCAATGCGAAGCCTGCAAGCGCACCTACGACGGGCTCGACCTGGTCCGTCTCGAAGCAGCACAAGGAGCAACAGCGTGAACGAGGAGAACGAACGGCGCGAGGTCCGCCTGCTCACCGTCATCACGTGTGCATGCATCGTGCCGTCCTTGCTCGTCTTGACCATTGTGGGCATCTTGATCATCAAGGAGCTTCTCTCGTGACCGACTACCAGCAGTGGGTGCGCTGCTCCCGCTCGTAACGCCGGATGCGACCACCGCGACTACCCACCACCCCGACAGCAAGGGAGCGCCAGGTGAAGTTCGAGCTGAACCCGAACCTTGAGAACGAGCTAAGCAAGGCGATCGAGGCGAAGATGCCTGAGCTGATATCCGACACTCAGAGCCGCTACGACGCTGCGATGGTCGAGTTCGCCAAGATCCACAATGGCCAGCCCGCAGACGAGATCGTGGCGGCGTGGCAAGCAGAGTTCGGCGGAGCAATGACGATGGACGAGCAGGTAGTGGAGGCTATCGCCGAAGCCATCAGCCAGGGCGAGGAGCCGCCAGGCGTCACATTCCGCGCGGCCGAAGGTCGTTGACCTCGGCTGTCACGCTACCTACAGTCGAACACGTGAGCGACTGGCAGCGTGAAGACGACTCGGAATGGCTGTGGCGGATCAGCCCCCGCGACGACCTCCTCGTCGAACGCCTCAGCCCCCGCAGCGAGACATCCGACTTCGCCGCCACCGAGGCCGAGCGTGACTGGTGGCTCAACCAGCTCGCCGGCTACGGCGCACAGCCCGGCGACTACGTCGTCGAACGCGTGCCCGGCCCGCTCCGCCGCGCCATCGCCGACGACCGCGCGCGCCGCAACCGGCTCGTCGACGCCCACTGGGCCCGACGCAAAGCCGAACGCGACGCCCGCCTCGCCGACGAACAGGGCAAGCGGTGACCGGCCGGGCCCGCGCCGCCGACGTCGTCCTGCTGCTTCACGTCGAGGCAGCACGACGCGAGGAGAACGGCGACCCGGACGGGGCCGAGCGGCTCCGGATCACCACGACCACGCTGCGCTCGTGGGTCCACCGCGGACACATCACCCGAGGTGACGGCGGCTACAGCCTCGTCGAGGTGCTCGCCTACCTCGACCGGAGGCAAGCAGCGTGAAGCGCAGCGACATCACCGACGACGCCGTGGTGGACGCCTGCGCGCGGGCGCACGCCGAGGATGCACGGTCGCTCGACGTGCTCATGGCCTCGACCCGGGCACCCCGCAAGGTCGCCCTCGCTGCGATGTACCGGGCGTGCGGGAACGGCCGGATCGACTGGGGCGTCACGATCGAACTGGCGTGGCCGTGCACGACACGGGCCACATAGGACACCCCGGTCATTGCCCAAGGTCAACTGCTGTGCAACGCTTACCCCGGGCGTGAGCTATGCCCACCGCCCACCACGAACACCACGGCCCCGCCAGGCACAGACCGGCGGGGCCGTTCTCGTACCCGGGGCTGCTCGGCGGAGTCGGGCAGAGCCCTCGGCCCACAGCTCGTCCACGAGCACGGACGCGGAGGGCAACCCCCGATGGCCACACACCAGCGCACCCGCATCGACGGCACCGTCGAACTGTGGCAGTACACCTTCTGGCCCGTGCCCATCCCCACGCCCCGGTGGCTGGACACCCACCCGCACCACCGGTGGTGGACGGCACGGCTGGACCGTGGACTGTCCCGCCTCGGCCTGATCCGCTTGCGCTGCGCCCGATGCAAGGCCAGCGCCTGGGACCACAGCGCTCTCGACTACCCCGATCCCTGCACCTGATGCCACGGCGGGCAGGCAAGGTGTGCTCCACCCCCGGCTGCCCCGAGCTGGTACCCGCAGGGCAGGGCAGGTGCGACGAGTGCGCACGCAAGGCAGAGCGCAAGCGGGGCAGCGCACGCGATCGCGGGTACGACCGGGCACACGAGACCCGGTTCCGCCCGGGCGTGCTGGCACGGCATCCGATCTGCCAGCTGTGCGGCAAGGCATGGTCGGTGCACGCTGACCATCACCCGCTGGACAGGCGGACGCTGGTGCTGCGAGGCATGGACCCGAACGACCCGGCACATGGGCGCGGCCTGTGCCACAGCTGCCACTCGATCGAGACCGCGAAGCATCAGCCTGGAGGCTGGGCCGCGAGACCGTGATCATGGTTGGTCACCAACGGATGATCATGCTCGCGCGGAAAGTCGATCACCAACCTCGCATACCCCCTGGGGGGTACCCCCCGAAGTGGATCTTACTCGGACCGCTGGGGAGGGCTCCGGATGGCGCGGAGGGTTCAGAACATCGGACGCGGGTCGTCCACCACGACGGGTTCGGCGCAAGGCCGGGCTCGGCGACGCGGCGCAAGGCTGCTGAGGAGTGATGGCGATGACCAAGGGCGGTGCGCGGAACCGGTCAGGCCCGCAGAAGGACCCGGGCTCGGGGCGCAGCGATCGGCTCGGCGTGAAGCTGACGGCGCTGCCCGCGGAGGGCCACCGCGGCGAGGTGCCGGAGTACCCGCTGGCGAAGCTGCGGATCTACTACGAGTACTTCGAGGACGGGCAGAAGGTTCGCGAACTCGATCCTGGGGCGATGGATGCGCGTTGGGAGCGGGAAATCGAGCTGTGGGAGTGGGCTTGGGCGACTCCGCAGGCGTGCGCGTGGGCGCGGGAGCGCTGGCGTTGGCACGCGATCGCGATGTGGGTGCGCACCTCGGCGCTGTGCGAGTCGGCGGATGCGACGGCGGCCGACAAGAACAGCCTGCACCGGTTCGCCGACCAGATCGGGCTGACTCCGGCCGGGTTGCGGGAGAACGGCTGGGCGATCTCGGCTGACGAGGTGGCCGGCAAGCGCGGCGAGCGTGCTGCGGAGCCGGAGCCTGAGGACGAGGCTGAAGATCCGCGGACTCGGCTGACGGTCGTGTCGCATGGCCGCGGGGCGTAGCCAGTACGTCGTCGACTTCCCCACGCTGTGGGTGGTTCCGGCCTGGATTGAGCGGCACTGCATCATCCCGGACGGGTTCCGCAAGGGCCAGTACTTCCGGATGTACGACTGGCAGCTGTGGTGCACGGTCAACCACTACCGGATCAAGCCGCGCACGGAGCAGGTTCCGGGCTGGGGCGTCGATCCGGACGTGATCCCGATCCGCGCCGGCGCGTTCCACAACCGCCGGTCGCAGGTGATCGCTCCGCAGAAGACGGGCAAGGGTCCGTGGACGGCGGCGATCGTGTCCGCGGAAGCGGTCGGGCCGGTGCTGTTCCTGGGCTGGGCCGGGGACGACGACGTCTACGACTGCGCGGACCACGGGTGCGGGTGCGGGTGGGTCTACCGGTACAAGCCGGGCGAGGCGATGGGGCATGCGTGGCCGACGCCGCTGATCCAGTTGCTGGCCACGTCGGAAGACCAGGTGGACAACGTCTATCGGCCGCTGCAGGCGATGGCGCGCGGGGAGCGGCTGGCCGACCGGATGAAGGTCCGGGAGGGCTTCATCCGGGTCACTGGCGGCGACGGGGATCCGGACTCGAACCGGATCGACGTCGTGACGTCGTCGGCGATGTCGCGGCTGGGCAACCCGATCACGTTCTGCGCGCAGGACGAGACCGGGCTGTATACCGACCAGAACAAGCTGGTGAAGGTTGCGCAGACGATGCGTCGCGGCGCGGCGGCGATGGGCGGCCGGTCGGTCGAGACGACCAACTGCTACGACCCGTCGGAGAAGTCCGTAGCGCAGCGCACGCACGAGGGCCGCGCGAAGGACGTGTTCAAGTTCTACGAGCCGCCGCCGGCGGATTTGAAGTACAAGAACAAGGCGGACCGGAAGAAGATCCACGCGTTCAACTACGCCGGATCGCCGCACGCCGACCTCGCCGGTATCGAGGGCGAGGCCGCGGAGCTGATCGAGACCGATCCCGGGCAGGCGGAACGGTTTTACGGCAACCGGATCGTGGCCGGGCTCGGGACCTGGATGGACGGCGAGCGCTGGGAGGCGCGCAAGACCACGAAGCCGGTGACGGTGCCGTTGCGGTCGCAGATCGTGCTCGGGTTCGACGGGTCCGATGTGGACGACTGGACGGGTATCCGGGCGCAGACGCGCGACGGCTACCAGTTCACGCCGGACACCCCGGCGGGGCCGACGATCTGGGATCCGGCCGACTATGAGGGGCGGGTGCCGCGGCTGGAGGTCGCGGCGGCGGTCGACTGGCTGTTCGCGAACTACGACGTGGTGCGGATGTACGCGGACCCGCCGTACTGGGAGACCGAGATCGACACGTGGGCGGAGAAGTACGGCGTCAAACGGGTGTTGCGGTGGGAGACCTACCGGCCGGTGCAGATGCACGCCGCGTGCGAACGGATTCTGACCGACGTCGCGAAGGCGGACAGCGCGTTCGCGCACGACGGGTGCGAGGTCACGAAGGACCACATGGGCGCGGCACGGAAGGCGGCGCGGCCGAGCAACCGGTACGTGCTCACGAAGCCCGGCGACGGCCGGAAGATCGACATGGCTGTCGTGTCGGTGATCTGCAACGAGGCTGCGGGCGATGTGACCGCGGCGAAGCTCTGGCGGAAGAAGTACTACGCCTACACGGCATGAGGGGGTGGCAGTGGACCCGGAAACGCAGAACGCCGTCGCCACCCTGAACAAGCTCGCTCTCCGGCTGTACAAGCGGCAGAAGGACGTCGTCAAGTTCGACGAGTACTACCGCGGCGAGCGCGGGAAGTTGAACTTCGCGTCCGACCAGTTCGCTGAGTACTTTTCCCAGCGGTACCACGAGTTTTCGGACAACTGGTGCGGCGTTGTCGCGGACGCGCCGAACGAGCGGCTCAAGGTGACCGGGTTCCGGCTGGTCAATCCGGACGGCGGGGTCGGCAAGGTCGACAAGGAATTCTGGCGGGTGTGGCGGGCGAACGAGGCCGACTACTTTTCCGACCAGGCGTTCCTCGAGGCGATCATCGGCAAGCGCGCGTACGGGCTGGTGTGGAACAACCCGGAGGACGAGAAGACGCCGCGGATTACGTTCGAGCACCCCGGCCAGGCGATCGTGTCCTATGACCCGGAGACCAATCGGCGGCGTGCCGGGCTGAAGCTGTGGGTCGACGAGGACACCGAACTCGAGTACGCGACGCTCTACACGCCGAAGGCGCTGTGGAAGTTCCAGCGGCGGCAGTCGATCATGGAGAACGGCCGGACCGAGAACGGCCTGTACGTGATCGCGCGGAGCACGCTCGTCGGTGGCTGGGAGCCGCGCGAGGTGGACGGCGAGCCGTGGCCGCTGCCGAACCCGCTGGGCGAGGTGCCGCTCGTCGAGCTGCCGAACCGGCCGCGGCTGCTCGGGCCGCCGCTGTCGGACCTGGCCGGGGTCGCGGCGATGCAGGACGCGATCAACCTGATGTGGGCGTACCTGCTCAACGCCGCGGACTATGCGTCGTTCGTGCAGCGGGTGATCCTCGGCGCGGAGAAGCCGAAGGTCCCGATCCTGGACGACCAGGGGCAGGTGGTCGGCGAGCGTGAGGTCGACCTGCAGCATTTCGCGGTCGACCGGGTGGTGTGGCTGGAGGACCCGAACGCGAAGATCGGCGAGTGGAAGCCGACGCCGCTGGACATCTACACCGGCGTGATCGACACGAGCGTGTCGCACGTGTCGGCGCAGTCGCGGACGCCGCCGCACTACCTGATGTCCAAGATCGTGAACGCGAACGCCGAGACGCTCAAGACTGCGGAAACCGGTCTGGTGAAGCGGACCGAGGAGAAGACCGAAAGTTACGGCCGCGGCGTCCGCGAGATCAACCGGCTGTGCGCGCTGGTCACCGGCGACGCCGAGCGGGCGGTGGCGATCCGCGGCGGGGCGACGTTGTGGAAAGACGTCGAGATCCGCTCCGAGGCGCAGGCGGTCGACGCGGCGCAGAAGCTGTGGGCGATGGGCTACCCGCTCGAGTACATCTCGCGCCGGATCGGGATGGAGCCGGACGAGATCGCCGAGGTGCTGGAGATGAAGCGGCGCGAGATCGAGATGGACCCGACCGCGGCGATCGCGCGCCAGATGGCGGACCGGCAGCCGCCGGGCCAGGACAGCACCGGCGGCGCGAATGCCGACGCCGCTTGAGCTCGCGCGCGACCACGGCGAGCGGCGCAAGCGGCTCGCGAAAGCCACGGCGGGGCACGGGATCGCGCTGTGGCGGCAGGTTGACCCCGGGAACCTGACGGTCAGCTGGCTGCGGATGGTCGGGCGGCTGATGGCCCGGGTCGAGTCGGCGCAGTTGCAGGCCGCGGCCGAAGCCGAGGCGTACACGCGAGCGGTACTGCAGGCGCAGGGCGCGGTCGTGGAACCGGAGGGGCAGCTGGTGCCGGAGGCGCTGGCCGGGATCGCGTCGGACGGGCGGAATCTGCTGTCGGCGCTGTGGAATCCGGTCGTGGCGGCGAAAACCGCGATCCGGAAGGGCGCGAACCTCGACCGGGCGATGGCGACCGGGCAGGCGTCGCTGGAGATGCTGGTGCGCACGCAGGTGTCCGACGCCGGCCGGGTCGCGGACGGCGTTGCGCTGGCCACCCGGTCGTCGATCGGGTACGTGCGGATGCTGGTCCCGCCGGGGGACTGCTCGCGGTGCATCATCCTCGCGGGCCGGATCTACCGGTACAACGCGGGTTTCGAGCGGCACCCGCAATGCAACTGCGCGCACATCCCGACCCGCGGCGAAGAAGCCGCGCGGTCGGAAGGCCTTGTCTCGGACCCGAAGGAACGGTTCGAGCAGATGAGCGAGGCCGAGCAGAACCGGATCTTCACCAAGGACGGCGCGCAGGCGATTCGCGACGGCGCGGACATGAACCAGGTCGTCAACGCCCGCCGCGGCGCCGCCGGGCTCGCCCCGGCCGGGGCCCGGATCACCGCGGAGGAACGGCGCGCGATCGGCAGCGGCCGGTTGCGCACGACCAACGTGTACGGGCAGGAGGTCTTCCTGACCACCGAGGGCACGACGCGGCGAGGCATCGCCGGTAAACGGCTCATCGCCCGCGCCGGGGAGATGCAGACCACCGACGCCCGCACGGTCACCCGGATCTCGCGCGAGGGCCGGGTGCAGCGCACCGTCACCCGCAACCGCGCGCAGATCCCGCGGCTGATGCCGGAGTCGATCTACCAGCTCGCGACCAGCCGCGAGGACGCCATCCGGCTGCTGAAGCTCTACGGCTACATCATCTGACCCCGGCCGCAAGGGCAGGGGCCGACCTCTCGCAAGGAGAGCACCGTGAAGAACACCATCCTGCCCGTGCACGCGGTCACCGGCCTGCAAGCAGTCGGCTGGCGCAAGCCCCGCCCCGGCGAGACCGGCGCACAGCCGATCTGGCCGATCGCGGGCGGCTCGTCGGACAACGACGATTCCGGAGACGACGGCGACGATGACGACGCCGGTGACGGCGACGACGACGACGATGCGGGCGGCGACGGCAAGGACGACACGGACAAGGACGAGGAACCGGACTGGAAGGCGAAGTTCGAGGCGCAGAAGCGGATCAACCGCACCCTCGAACGCCGATCCAAAAAGGACAAGGCCGCGCTCGACCAGCTCCGCGGCGGCAAACAGCCCGCGAAGACGGACGGCAAGGACGACGAGCCGGACCCGGAGAAGATCCGCGCGGACGCGCGCGCGGAAGCCCAGGCCGAAGCGCTCCGCGGGCGGGTGCTGGACAAGATCGAGGCCAAAGCCTCGAAGTTCGCCGACCCGGAAGACGCGGTCGCGATCCTGATGAAGAACAAGGACGCCGACGAGTTCATCGACGACGGGAAGATCGACGTCGAGGCGATCAAGGACGCTCTCGAGGAACTCGCCGAGAAGAAGCCCCACCTGCTCGCGCAAGGCAAGCGGTTCCAGGGCGGCGCGGACGGCGGCGCAAGGCAGTCGAAACCCGGCCGACCGAAAGACCTGAGCGAAGCCCTCGCTCGCCACTACAGCGGCAAGTAAGCGCGCTGGAGCATCTGAGGAGAACACACCATGGCAATCACCCTTGCCGACGCGCAGCTCAACACCCAGAACGACATCGACTACGCGGTCATCGACCAGTTCCGGCGCAGCTCGTGGCTGATGGACCAGGTCACGTTCGACGACTGCGTCACGCCGGGCACCGCAGGCGCGACCCTGACCTACGGCTACACCCGGCTGATCTCGGCCGCGCCGGCCGCGTTCCGCGCGATCAACAGCGAATACACGTCCGGCCAGGCGAAGCGGCAGCGCTACACCACGGACCTCAAGCCGCTCGGCGGGTCGTTCGACCTCGACCGCGTGATCGCCCGGCTCGGCGACGCGCGCACGAACGAGACGAACTTCCAGATGGGCGAGCTGATCAAGTCCACGGACACGAAGTTCGCCAACGAGGTCGTCAACGGCGACGTCGCGGTCGACGCGAACGGGTTCGACGGCCTGGACAAGGCCCTGACCGGCAGCACCACCGAGTACCTGCCGATCAACAACGGGGTCAGCACCGGCTACCTGGACTGGTCCGCCAACACCGTCAACACGCAGGACAAGGCGATGGGCGCGCTCGACGTGCTCGACGACTTCCTGTCCCTCGTGGTCGGCGGCGCGGGCGCAATCATGGGCAACCGCAAGTCCATCACCCGCGTCCGTTCGCTCGCGCGCCGATCCGGCTACTACACGCGGTCGGAGGACGCGCTCGGCCGCGAGATCGAGCGGTACGGCAACGCGGTGCTCGTCGACCTCGGCACGACCGTGTCCGGCACGACCGAGACCGACATCGTGCCGATCGAGACCCGCGACGCCGACGGCGCCGGGGCGGGCGGCAACATCACCGGCCTGACCGACCTGTACGCGGTCCGGTTCGGCCTGGACGCCTTCCACGGCGTCGCGACCGTCGGCCAGCTGCTCTCCACCTGGCTGCCGGACTACCAGCACGCCGGTGCGGTGAAGAAGGGCGAGGTCGAACTCGGCCCGGTGTCCATGGTCCTCAAGAAGACCACGGCCGCCGCGGTGCTGCGCAACATCAAGGTGCAGTGACCCATGGCCACGATCTACGCGCCCGAACCGGAATTCACCGGCCGTGTCGGGGAAGTCGAGTTCGTGGCAGGCGTCGGTCACAGCGACGACGCCCACCACCTCAACTACTTCCGCCGCCACGGCTACGACATCGACGCCGACGAGCAGGCCGACGACGTCGAGGAGACCACCGGCGAATCCGAGAAGGACGAGCCGGAGGAAACCGGCCCGGCCGAACCGGACGAGTCCGAACCCGAGGAGAGCGACGAGTCCGAAGAGGACGACGAGCCCGCCGAGGACGAGGACGACGAGCCGGTGGCGGTCACCCGCCCGCCGGTCGCCGCGCCGAAGGCCGACTGGGTCGCCTACGCGGTCGCCGCGCTCGGCCTCGACGAGGGCGAAGCCGACGCGGAAACCAAGCAGGAACTCATCGACCGCGCCAACGCACAGTAGAAGAGGGAGGCCGCCGTGGCACTGCCCGACCTGGCCACGGTGGCCAACCTCAACAACCGCGGCATCGACACCACCAACACCGCGCGGGTGACCGAATTCCTCGGCTCCGCTAGCGACGCCGTCCGGGACGCGGCCGGCGTGCCGATCACCGCCGGGACCTTCACCGTCACCATCGTCGGCGAACCCGACCAATGGCTGTCGCTGCCCGGCCAGCCCGTCACCGCAGTCTCCAACGTCCTCCTCGACGACGTCCCGGTCACCGACTGGGATCTCCGCGCGGGACGGCTGTGGCGGGCCCGCGGCTGGCGGACGTGCGGCGGCGCGTCGAACGTCACCCTCACCATCACCGGCGGCCTGGTCGACGTCCCGCGAGACATCGTCGACCTCGTCTGCTCGATGGTCGGGTTCGCGCTCCACCGCGCCGAAGAGGGCTACGCCTCCCGCGGCGACCAGACCGCCGAACGGATCGACGACTACTCGGTCCAGTTCGACGCCTCCGCCGCCGGGCGGCTGGCCGGGCCGATGGAACTGCCCGACGCCACCCGCCGACGCCTGCGGGCACGCTTCGGCGGCGGCGCATCGGTGGTGAAGACCCGGTGACCGCCTACGGCGCCACCCTCCGCGGCCGCCGCGCCGCCGAGGCGCTGATGCTCGACACCTGCCGGATCCGCGCGGTCACCGGCGACACCACCGACCCGGACACCGGCGTCGTCACCCCCGCGTACGGGGACCCGGTCTACACCGGGAAATGCAAGATCCAAGCCCAGAAATCGGTGTTCCCGTCCACTCCGGACGCGGGCGAACACCAATGGACTGTCGTCCCGATGGAACTGCACCTGCCCGTGGATGGAACCGAGGCGGTCGGGACGGGGCTGGTCGCGGAGATCACCGCGTCCGTCGACCCCGTGAACGTCGGCCGGATCTTCCGGATCCGTTCCGGGGACCGGAAAACCCTGCAAACCGCGCTTCGGTGCCAGGTGGAGGAAATCACCGGCTGACCCTCAGGAGGTGCCCGTGGCTGACGTGGACATGTCGCAAGTGGACCAGCTGGCGCGGGACCTCGAAGCAGTGCCCGCCGAGACGCTGCCGAAGTTCAAGAAGGTCGTCGAAAAAGGCGCGGTGAACATCAAGAAGGGGTTGCGCGCGGACGCCGTCGGGCACCCGACGTACCCCTACTTCTACCGGTCGATCAGCTACGACGTCACCGACCAGGGCCTCGGCGCGGAGATCGGGCCCGACAAGGACGCGACTCAGGGCGACCTGGGGAACCTCTTGTACTTCGGGACCGACAAGACCGCGGGCGTGCTCGACCTGAACGCGCCGCTGAAGAAGGAAATCCCGCGGTTCGAGGACGCGATCGCCGACGTCGCCGAGGACATCCTCTGATGGGCCCCGTAGCCGACCACCACGCCGCGATCCTCGGTTTGCTGCAGGGCGGTTCGCCGTCGTTCACCGTCTACGACGGCCAAGTCCCCGACCAGCCCGCGTACCCGTACGCGGTGCTGTGGATGGACGACGGAGACGACGACGCGACCAAGCTCTGCGGAGACCCCGACGAAGCCACCTACCGGTTCCAGGTCACCTCGGTCGGGCTCACCACCGCCTCCGCGCTCGTCGTGGTCGACCAAACCCGGGCGCGGGTCCTCGGCGTCCGGCCCGTCGTGGCCGGCTGGTCCGCGAACAGGATCCGGAAAGAGATCACGCGCCAGCTGCGGGAGAACCGGGAAGTCACCGACACCGACACCAAACGCCACCCGGTCTACGGCGTGGCGACCTACGTATTCGAGTCCCGGAAGGACTGACCCATGGCGAATCTCACGACGGTGCAGGCGAAACTCGCCGGGACCGTGCTCACCTCGACCGCCGCCACGGCCGGGCCGGACAAGGTCAAGCCCGGCGACGGCGGCGCACCCGTCTACGTGCTCGTCGACAACGCGGGCGCGTCCGCGGTGACCGTCACGATCGCGGACCCGGGCAAAACCAAGTACCAGCAGCAGAACCCGTCGATCCCGTCGGTGTCCGTGCCCGCGGGCGGGAAAGCGGTCCTGGGGCCGATCCAGTCGGACCTGAAGCAGTCCGACGGGTACGTGAACCTCACCGCGTCGAGCACGACGTCGGTGTCCTTCTACGCGTTCCGGGGCTGACCCATGGCTGCCGTGTTCGTGCGTGCCCGCTGCGACGAGACCGGCGCGGTCGCCGCGCTGCCCAAACCCGCGCTCGAAGCCGGAATGTGCCCCGGCTGGGCCGAAGCCGACGGGCCGGTGCCCGACAAGCCGAAGCCCGCCGCTTTCGCCCCGCCGACCGGGGCGGACGAGTCGACCACCGACACCGCGGACAGCTCCGCGGGAACCGAACAGTCCGCCGACGCCCCGTCGGCCAAGAAGAAGGAGTAACCGCCGTGGGCGACATGTTGAGTGACGGGCGGAACAAAGTCAGTTTCGTGCCGTCGATCGCGAACATCGCAGCACCCACCGCCGCCGAGCTGACGGCGGGCACGTCGCTGGAGTGCCTGATCATGGCCGACGGGCTGGACATCTCCACCGACGAATCCGCGGTGCAGGCGTCCAAGCTCTGCGACACGGTCGACGCCGAGCAGCCGGGCCGGTCGAAGACCACGATCCAGCTGACCTGTGTCCGCAAAGACGTCCCCGCCGAGGACGTCGCCTGGACGCTGCTGCAGCGCGACCTCACCGGCTACCTCGCGGTCCGGCGCGGCGTAGCGCACGACACCGCGTTCGCGACCGGCGACAAGGTCGAGATCTACCCGGTGAAGTTCGGCGCCCGCCGGCCGCAGAAACCCGAAGCGAACGGCGTCGAGAAGTTCATGAGCCAGGGCTACAACACCGGCGCGCCCGAACTCGACGCGGTCGTCGCCTGAGACCCCGGGCCGCCCGGTCCTCGACTCCCGGGCGGCCCGGACCTTTCCCGAGTCGAGGCAAACAACCTTCTGAGTCGAGGAGACCACTGTGGACATCGACGCCCTGATCGCCAGCGCGACGCTGCCCGAAGAAACCGTGCCGCTGTGCCTGCGCCCGGACCTGCGCAAGAAGTTCGAGGAACTCGACGGCGCACTGCTGATCGCGAAGACCGAGCGGACCACGATGGCGCCGACCGACCGCGAGCGCGAGCTGGCAGCGGCGATCAAGGCGCTTGAGGAAGAGATCGCAGAGCACAGCATCCAGGTGCGGATGCGGGCGCTCAAGCACACGCCGTGGGTCGAACTCATGGCCGAGCACCCGCCGCGAGAGGACAATCCGGCCGACGGGAACTTCGGTGCGAACATCGAAACCTTCCTGCCCGCGCTGATCCACGCGCAGATGGTCGAACCGGAGATGACGGCCAAGCAGGTCGACGCGCTGATCGATGTCATCACGAATCGCCAGTACAACGAGCTGGCGAACGCGGCCTGGGCTCTCGGCAGCATGCACCGGGATTCCCCGGTTTTCAGCCGAGCCGCTTCGCAGCTGACGCCCGACTCCGGCGAAACATCGCGGCCGCAATCCAACTCGGGATCTCCCCGTCCCGGTTCGCGGGCGAAGAAACCCAAGAGCTGACGGAGCACCACTACGACGACAAGGGGAGGCTGGTCCGCTCGGTCACCATCCGGGCTCCGGAATGGACAGAGGCGGACCGGTCGATGGTCCTGGCCTATCTGGACTACCAGGCGCTCGTCTGCTCCGGATGCGGCGGCTACCTCCCGGAAACCACGCATGCGGACCACGAGGGCAGCTACGTCGCCGGTGCCCCGCATCGCTGCCATCGCTGCACCGCGATCGAGAAGCAACGCAAGGACTACGAAGACGCGCCGCAGCCATCCGCGTTGGTGGTGTGGCCTGCGGAGTTGAGGAGGCGGAATGGCTGACCGGACCGTCTCCGTAGCGCTGCGGATGAAGATCGCCGACTACGTGGCGAACGCGCGGCTTGCGGGCAAGTCCACCCGCGAACTGGAGGCCGCGGGCCGGGACCTCCGGAAGGCCCTCGACGAGGAAGACGACGCGCTCGGCCGCGTGAAGGTGTCCGAGGCGAGGCTCGCGGAGATCCGGAAGAGCGGCAAGGCCAGCGTCGCGCAGCTGGCGGCGGCCGAGGAGGAACACGCCTCGGCTCTCCGCAAGGCGGAGGCCGCGACCATCCGGACGCGGGAAGCGACCGAACGCTACATCAAGGCGCAGAAGGACTCTGCCGACGACGTCGACAAATCGGGGAAGCGCGTCGAGAACACGTTGTCCCGGGTCGCGAACCGCGCCAACGCCATGTTCGACGCGAAGATGTTCCTCGGGTTGTCGGTCGGGCTGCCCGCGGCCGCGGCGATCGGAGCGGTCGGTGTCACCGGTGCCCTCGCGCTCGCGGCCGGCGGGTTCGCGGCGCTCGGCGTCTGGGCGGCGTCGAGCAACCAGCAGGTTCAGGACCAGTTCGGCGACCTGACCCGGCACGTCCAGGCCGACGTGCAGGAGATGGCGAAGCCGATCGCGGGCGAGCTGACCGGCGCGATCGATGACATGGCTCAGGGCTGGGACGCCGTGAAACCCGCTGTGCAGGCGGCGATCCGCGGCTCGGCACCAGCGGTCCGCGAACTGACCGGTGCTGCGGTCGACTTCGCCGAGAACGCGATGCCCGGCATCGTGGACGCGGTCTACGCGGCCGAACCGGCCATCGAAGGGTTTCGTGATCTCGCGGGCCAGACCGGGCAAGGGCTCGGCGACTTCTTCCACAACGCCGCCAAGGGCAGCGATGACGCCGGGCTCGCGATGCGGGACCTCGGCGGGATCACCCGTGATCTTCTCGGCCAGTCCGGGACGCTGTTCGCGAACCTCGCGAACGGCGCGCACCAAGTTCTCCCGCAGTTCGGCGGCGCGCTGCACGGGGTGCTGGACGTCGCGAACGACCTCACCTCCGACGGCATGCCGACTCTGGTGTCCACGACGGACGCATTCCTCGGCACCGTCGGCGGCGGCCTGAACCTGGTCGGTGCATTCGCGTCCGGGCTGGGATCGTGGTCCGCGCCGCTGGGGTCCGCGGGCGGGTCGCTGCTCGCGACCAACAGCATCGCGAAGCTGTTCGGCACCTCGCTGGGGGAAACCGGCTTCGGGCTGTCCGCGTTCTCGACGAAGATCGACGAGGCCGGGAACAAGACCTCGCCGTTCCGGGAAGCGCTCAACAAGGCGGACAAGGAAGGCAACAGCAAGTTCAAAGCCGGACTGAAGTCTGTTATCTCGGGCGGGTTCAACCCGCTCGGGATCGCGCTCGTCGGCGGCGGCCTGCTGCTCGACGCGTGGGGCCAGAAGTCGCAGGATGCGGCGAAGAAGGCCGCGGAATTCGCGGCGACCGTCGGCGACATCAAGGGCACCCTGTCAGCGACCGGCGCGATCACCCAGAACACGCGCGTGCTGGCAGCGAACACCCTCGCAACGAAACAGCTTGGCGTGTCGCAGAAAACCGGTGCGGATCTGATGTCGGAGTACGGCATCAACTCGCAGTTCGCCACGGACGCGATGACCGGCAACAAGGCCGCTCTCGACGGCGTAAACAAGTCGCTGGAGCGGAATGTCAGCTCGGTGCTGGCGGGGAAGCTGTCGCAGCAGGACTTCGCGACCGCGCAGACAGTGGGGCTCAGTGCGTCGGATCTGACGACGCTCGCGCTCGGGAAGCAAGCGCACGGGTTCAAAGACCTCGGCGACGCGATCGCCCAGTACCAGGACAAGGGAGCGGCAGGTGTCCAGGGAACGCTGGAGATCCTGTCAGTGCTGGGCAAGGTCAATACCGCGACTCAGGGGCAGCGGGACCTGGCCACTGCGATCCGGGACCAGGCCGCGGCGACCGCCGAGGCGCAACGGCAGATGCGGCAGCTCGGCAACGCGACCTCGTTCACCGGTGCAACGCTGAAACTGTCGGCCGCGGATGCCGCGGTGATGTCCGGCGCGCTCTCCGCGGTCGGCGACGCAACCAAGGGCGCGGCGGACCAGGGAAGCGCGCTGCTCACCGTGCTGGACCAGTTGTCGGGCAAGACGAACACCCTGTCCGCGGCACAAGCGCAGTCGACGAAAGCGTTCGACGACACCGACAAAGCGATCAAGAACATCAAGGAGTCGGGCGGGAAACTCAAGGGCACGTTCAACGACCTGGTCTCGAGCGACGGCGGCATCAACGGGCTCACCCGCGCCGGCGCGAACCTGCAAGGCGTCTTCGGGACCTTGTCGCAGGCGATGGGCACCGAAACCGCGGCAGCGTTCGCGCAGTCGCAGGCGGCCGGCGAGGGCCTGAACGTCTCGTTCGGCAAGGTCGGCAGCGTCGTGGCGCGGACCCGGGACAAGTTCATCGAAGCCGCGCGCGCCGCCGGGCTCACCAAGGACCAGGCCGGTGAACTCGCAAACAAGCTCGGTCTCGTGCCCGACCAGGTCGAGGTCCAGTTCGCCGCGAAGGGCGACACGCAGCTGCAGGCGCGCCTGGTCGGCCTCATCGCTGACCTGAACAAGGTCGGCGAGGGCAAGTCGATCTCGATCACCGCCGATGACAAGGCCGCCGCGCAGGCGTTGCGCGACCTCGGAAAGCTGGTCGTGCAACTCCCCGATGGCTCGTTCAAGGTATTCGCGGACACCAAGGAAGGCCAGGCGGCGGCCGACAAGCTGCGGCAGGACATCAACAACTCCCACCCCGTCGTGAACGTCAACTCCAACACCGGCCAGGCCACGAGCAAGGTCGTCCAGTGGATGGAGCGCACCAACGGCACGTGGGGAATGACCTCGACCGACAGCCGCATCGACCCAGCCACCGGCAAGGTGCAGGCGTGGATGCGGCAGGCCAACGGCACGTGGGGTTGGACCACCCTGGACTCCAACCGCAATCCGGCCAACGGCCAGGTTTCCGCGTGGATCCAGTTCGCCAACGGCAAGTGGGGCTGGGCCAACCTCGGAGCACTGACCGGCGCCGCGAACAGCCAGATCGACGCGTTCGTCGCTGACCAGAGTCGCCGGGTGATCCGGATCGGTGTCACCACCTACACCGTGGACGGTGTAGGTGCTTCCACGAGCCGGGCGTACGGGCCGCGCGCCGAGGGCGGCATCGACGTTCCGCGCGGCGTGGTGCCGATGGCCGCGGGTGGCGTGATCCCGCACATCCCGAACATCGCCACTGTGGTGCCTTCGGGCATGGAGCGGCTGATCGGCGACAACCCGAGGGTGCGGGAATCGTTCATCCCGTGGGAGATCCACTCCCCGCGGTCGAACGCGATTCTGGACGTCACCAACGCCGCGTTCGGGCGCCCGGACCTCCGAGGCGTCGCGCAGCAGATCCTCGGCGGCATGGCGTCGGTACAGCGGTACTCGCCGCGGATCGTGATCCAGCAACCGACCGCGCCAGACAGCCGGGGCGGTGCGCAGCCGAACGTCACGATCCACACGGCCGAGGCAGACCCGCACCGGATCGCGGCGATGGTGTCGAGCCAGCTCGCATGGATTCTGCGGTGAGGGGGCTCTCGTGGTGCTGACCGACCGGATGCAGGAGACCTACACGATCGGCGCGTGGGCGGCCGGCGGCACCGACGATGCCGGGTGCCGCTGGTCCGTTCCCGAGACGGATCTCCGCAACGGCACGGGCCGCAAAACCCACATCACCGAACGGCCCTTCGGCGCCGGGGCGTACCGCTCGAGGTCGTATCTGGCCGGGCGGTCGATGTCCCTGCAGGGCTGGTGCATGCCGACGGTGGAGCCGTCGTGGCCGCTGCTCGTCGCCGCACGCCGCCGGTTCATGGGCCTGTTCCCGGAAGGCTCGCAGCAGCTGCTGGTCGTGGACGACGGCGTGCAGCCGCGGCAGATCACGGTCGAGCTGGCGGAAGCGGGCCGGAAGTGGTCCTGGTGGCCCGCCAACGGCGGCGCTGACTGGCAGCTTGACCTGTACGCCGCGGACCCGCGGTGGCTGTCCACAGTGGAGCGATCGGCGAAGGCGACGCTGGCGAATGTCTCGGCGGACGGCCTCGACTGGGCGGCCGGGTCTCCGGGCGGTCTCGACTGGGCGGCGGGCTCGCCGGGCGGCCTGGACTGGGGCGTCAGCGGTACGGGCACGAACGTGCTGGCGATGCAGAACGACGGCATGGCAACGGAATGGCCGCTGCTGACGTTCAGCACGCCGTCGACGCTGCAGAACCCGACGTTGGTCGACCCGGCCACCGGCGGTGTCCTTGCCTACAGCGGGTCGATCGTCGCCGGGCAGACCCTGCGGATCGACTGCTCGCCGTTCTCCGCGACCCCGGTGACGCTCGACGGCGTCGACCGATCCGGCGCGCTCGGCAGCGCCAGGTTCATTTCTCTCCCGCCCGGTGCGTCCCGGGCGGTCCAGTTCACCGGCATCGGCGCGGGCCAGGTCGTGGCGACCTGGCACGACGCCGACGAATAGAAGGGGGTCGGGATGACGAGCAACGCGTCCGGTACCGGGGCCTGGACCCTGCAGCAGCGCAACAACGCCCGGCAGGGCCGCGCCTTGGCGCAGAGCCTTTTCCTTGGCGCGTCGCAGAACGCGCCGCTGTCGGCGAACCGCTCCGGCGTGCTGTCGACCGCGTCGGACGGTACGCAGGCATACGACTTCCGGGTCACCGTCGCGTCCGGACTGACGATGACTGTGCAGCCCGGCAGTGCGATCGTGAACCGGGCAGGGCAGGGCCCGTACCCGGCGTGGCGGGTCCCGGCCGCGGTCAACGTCACGTGCGACCCGGCACCCGCCACGAACCCGCGGAACGATCTGGTGGTGCTGAGGGTTTACGACGCGGCGCTCGGCGACGTCGTCCCGGCAGAGGGCCCGGTCGCGATCCAGGTCATCACTGGCAGCCCGGGACCCACGCCGGTCGACCCGGTGACAGCGGACGCGACCGGCACGGTCACCAACTGGGCTACCGCACCGGTGGGGTCGCAGGCCGCGGGCGGCGGTGTCGGGATCATCCTGGCGCGGGCGCAGGTATCGACCGGCGGCGTGATCACGCTGACCGACCTGCGTCGCTCGACCGGCCTGATCGGCGGCGTCCGGGTCCTGCTGCCGGGCGACAGCCTCACCGATCCCTCGTACATGCCCGGCGACATCGCGTGGTTCAACGGACATCGGTACTGGGACGGCACGGCCTGGCAGGAGCTTTCCTCGTCGCTCGGCTACGCCAAGGGCCTTATCGCGAAGACCGTGTACAACAGCGAGGGCGTGTTCGACACGCAAACCGAGACCGTGGGCGACGGCGCGTCGTTCACGTTCGACCCGGCGCGCTCGTACCAGTTCGACTGGCAAGGCACCATCTCGGCCACCGCCGACCGGCCGTACATGAGCATCGGGTGGCGCATCGCCAACGGCGGCACCGTGACCAACACGTCGCCGTTGATGTACAGCACCTTGCTGCCGATCCAGGGCAACGGCAAGTTCGACAAAGCCCATCTGACGTGCCCGATCAGCGGGGCGGCCATCGCCGCGCTGGGCATCAGCGCGGGCACGGTCCGGGCCGCCATCACGCACTACATCACCGCGGGCAACGGCGGCAGCGGCTGGCAAGTCCGCGGCGACAACGGCGTGAGCCCGGCACTGCCGAACAAGCGGCACTTCGCCGTGTTCGACACCGGGCTGAGCCGGTGACGTCCGTCGAGCGCGAATACGCCGCGGTCGCCTACGACACCGTCACCGGGAAGGTCGCGCGCGATCTGCAGCTCGCGGCCGAGCCGGAGTGGGCGGCCCAGATCAACGACGCCGGGTCGTGGAAAATCACCGTTCCGATCGACGGCGCGGAACGCACCCGGCAGGTGCGCGAGTGGTGCGTCCCGGACAAGACCAGCGTCGCGGTGCTGCGCGGCGACCTGGTGTGCCAGGCAGGGCCAATCACCCCGTACGAGCCCTCGTCGGACGAAGCGGTGTTCACGGTGTCGGGCAAGGGGATCTGGGACATCCTGGACCGGCGCGCGCTGCACAACGCGGCGTGGAACCCGGCGACCGGGCAGCGGCTGACCGACCCGGCGGTGGACATCACGATCAACGGGACGCTGCCCTACATCGCCAGGGAGATCGTGAACCACCAGATCAACATGCAGTTCATCAGCGGGTCGAACCTGCCGATCGATCTGCCGACGATCGCCGCCGGCGGCACGAACACCCGCACCTATCACGGGTACGACATCGCGCCCGGCGGCCAGCGGCTGCGCGAGCTCACCCAGGTCGACAACGGCCCGGACGTAATCTTCCAGCCCTACCTCACCATGGTGGGAGGCGTGCGCTACATCCGGCACCGGATGCTGGTCGGGAACCCCTGGCTGACCCAGCCCGGCGTGGACCTGAGGTTCTTTTCCCGGCGCACGCTGACAAGCCTGGCCCTCGCGGGCGGTGTCCGGCCCACCGCGACCCGGGCGATCGTCAAGGGCAGCGGGAATGAAGCCGGGCAGCTCTACGGGCTGGCGAGCGCAACGGACCTGATCTCGTCCGGGTGGCCCTTGACCGACGACATAAACACCAGCCACACCGACGCCAGCGTGCAATCCACTCTGGACGGATGGGCGGCAGCGAACGTCGCGCTCGCCTCCGGGCAATCCGAACAGTGGCAAGCCACGGTCCTGGCCGACGCGGACCCGCAGCTGAGCAGCTACATTCCCGGCCACTTCGCCACCTACTCGGTGACCGACCACATCTACCTGCCGGACGGCGACTACCGGTGGCGGTTGATCGGGGTGTCCCGCGGCGGATCCACGCCGCGCGACCGCGTCGACCACCAACTGCAAGCCGTCCGCGCCGACTAGGAGGTGCGCCGTGGTCGCGAACGACCCGGTCGAACGCCCGGACAGCATCGACTTCCTCAAGAACCGGATCCGCGACCTGCAACAGCAGATCGACGCGTTGACACGGCAATCGAAATTCCCGTTCTCCATCGGCCACAACGGGACGCCCGATTTCGAAGTGCTGCCGGACCCGGCCGACCCGTCCGGCGGCGCGAAGGTCCGGATCCTGAATGGATCCGGGCAGCCGATTATGGAGACGTTCTACTCGACCACGTACAACGGCAAAGCCGCGCGGATGCTGGACCTGGCCGGAGCCTCGATGTGGGCGCAGGACCAGCTGGCCGGGTACGGTATCTCGCACCCCAGCCTCACCGGCTGGCTCGCCCCGGACTTCTACGGGCAAGGGCTCAATCCATTCGGCACCGGCGCGGAGACTTCGGTCGCGACCGGACAGTTCTTCGCCTACAACCCGGCATGGCGGCTCGGCGCGCTCGTGCGCACCGGAGGCACTGGCCTGGTGAGCTGGCGGTTCAGCATCGCCTACAACGGCGGGACCGTGTACGGGCCGCTCACCACCGGCGCGACAGGCAACTTCTACATCGGCTCCACACTGCTGCTGCCTGCCAGCGCGATGGCCAACCAGGTGACCGCGTCCCTGCTCGTCACCAACACGTCCGCGGCCCAGACCATCCAGGTCTCGCCGACACGCTGCTACGGCGTCTCGGCCGCGCAGTACTACATCGACAACGGCCTGCCCCTCCCGTTCTAGGAGCGTCCTCACGTGAGCACCTTCGCCTTCCCCAAACTGCAGTACGCCGTCTGGGACGGCACAAACGTCGCCGAGATCGGGGAGTTCGTGCACGGCGCGTTCGTCGCCGCCGACGGATCCCTGCAGTACCCGGGAGTCCCCGGCATGGGAGTCCCGATCACGTCGGATCACGGCGTGTACGTCGTCGGCACTCCCGGCGGGGTGTACCCGATCGGCGTGTTCGCCACCGAGGTCGAGTTCCTCGCCGCGTACTCGCCGGTTTCCAACTGACGGCGCGACCGTCCACTGTGCACGAAAGGGGGCGAAGTTGAGTGATCTCGCCTCGCTGCTTCCCGGCATCGCGGCCGTCATCACCTCCATCGGCGGCATCGTCACTGCCATCTACGCCATCAACCGCGGCTCCAAACGCGAACGCCGCCGCGCTGCCGAGAAGGTCATCGACCGTTTGCTCGACGGGCCGGACGAGGACGACGAAGACGATGACGACCGGAGCGAGGCGATCGCCGAACTCCTCGACGAGCTGCTCAAGCGCCGAGAAGGTGACGACTCATGACGGGTGAGATCGACCGGGCCATCGTGCAGCCCGCCGCGGACAAGAGCCGGGACCGGCGCGCGCACCGGCTGCTGTGGCTCGGCGCGCTGCTCGCCCTCGCGGGCGTCGTCTGGTTGGCGGTGCAGCTTTTCGGGCAGGGCAGCGAGATCGCGGCGCTGAAGCAGACCAGCGACGCGCGCGGCGCCGACGTCGGGCGGCTGGCCGCGCAGGTGAAAGCGCTCGGCGGGACACCGGTCGTGCAGCCGCCCGCGGCGACGCCGGTTCCGGTCGATCCGGCGACGCTGCGCCAGGCCGCCCGGCAAGCGGTCGACGACTACTGCTCGCTGCGCGACCAATGCCGCGGCGCGAACGGCACCACTCCGGATTTCGACGCGCTCACCACCGCGGTGCTCGCGAAGATCCCGATCCCGAAGAACGGCGCCGACGGCCACGACGGACGCGACGCACCGGTTCCGGACTATCCCGCGCTGGTGGCCTCGGCGGTCGCGTCCTACTGCGACGCACACGACCAATGCCGCGGCAAACCTGGCACCGACGGGAAGAACGGCAACGACGGCGCTCCGGGTCCCGCGTGCCCGTCGGGGTTTGAGCTGCGCGATGCCGTGATCACCGCACCGGACGGAACCACTTACCGGGGCAAGGCGTGCGTCGACCCGGGCAGCAGCGCACCGCCCTCCGCCTACCCGCCGCCCACGACTGGAGGATGACCCATGGCTCGATGGGCCGACTACTCCGCCGGACGACCGTCCGGCGCCGCGCTGCGCAAGGCCGGGTTCTCCGGCGTGATCCGCTACATCGGACTCGGCAGCGAGGGCAAGCAGCTCGTCGCCAGCGAGTACCGCGACCTCGTCAGCGAGTTCGGTGCGGCCAACGTGCTGCTCGTCGCCGAGGCCGGGACGGGCGACGCGTGGGGCACCGAGACCGATGACGACTACGCCCGCGGCGTCGCCTACGGCCGGATCGCGCTCGCCGACGCCCGGGCGCAGGGCGTGCCGGACTGGGTCGGGCTCGCCTGCGCGGCCGACGCGCACGCGCAGGCGTTCCAACTCGACGACGTGGTCCGCTACGCCAGCGGATTCCGCGACGCGGTCGGACAAGCGCGCTGCGGGTTCTACGGCTTCTCCGAAACCCTCGCCGCCGTGCACAACGCGGGGATCGGTTCCTGGTACTGGCGCTGCGGATCCGAACCCACCCAGGCCGAGAAGCAGTGGGTCAACTTCTGGCAGCGCAACCGCGACCCCCAGCGGATCACCGTCGCCGGAATCCCGTGCGACATCAACGAGGTCTACCGCATCCCCACCACGGAGGACGACATGCCCAGCATCAACGATCTGCTCGACGCGTCCGTCGGCAAACGCGCCGACGGCTCCACCGTGTCGGTCAAGGACGCGCTCGTGAACACCTACCTCGCGCAGTTCCAGGGCGGCGGCGACGGCGGCGCGCTCGCGGTCAAGGCAGGCATCAACACGCTGAACGCGAAGGTCGACGCGCTGACCGCGGCCGTGGCGAAGCTCGCCGCGGACCCGGAGATCACCCCGGACGCGCTCAAGGCGATGCTGAACGAAGCCATCGCGAACAACGTCAAGATCACCGGAACCGTGGCGATCACCGGCGCGAACGCCGAGGCCGGCCAGTGACCGGCCAGCACGCCGACCCGATCGGCGCACCCAGCTTCCCGCAGCGGCTCGCTGACTGGGCCGCCCGGTTCCGCAAGGCCCTCGCCGCGGTTCTCACGATCGCGGCTGTCCCCGGCGTCCTCGGCCTGATCAACCTGATCCCGGGCGTACACCTCGACGCCGCCACGTTCGCCACCATCGTGACCGTCGTCGGCGCGCTCGCCGGAGGCGGCGTGGTCGCAGCGGTCCCGAACAAACCGCCGAACCCGCCGGCCGTGGACCCGCTGTACGCCGAGGACGTACCCCGGATCCCGAAACCCGAATAGCCGCTGGCTGCAAACCAACGACGAGGGCCCCGCGCAGATGCGCGGGGCCCTCGATTCGCGTCTGGGTCAGGGACGGACGGTGCAGTCGACACCATCAGCCCGAGGGGAGGACGAGGCAACGAGCTCGCCATCGCGATAGATTTTGCAGCCGTTCAACTTGTCCACGCCGTCGATCGCCCAGCCTCGGCCGCCTGTGACCGCCACCGAGATCATCTGAGAGGTGGCCGGGCTTGAGGTCGCAAACTCGATCGTCTTATCCCCGACCAGCGGCGTGGACGGCGGGGTGCCGCCAACAACCTTGCTGCCGTTCTGATCAACCGTGGCGTTCGGGTCGCCGCCGTCGTTCCGCATGAAGGTGAACGTCGAGCCTGTCTCGCCGGTCAGTTCAACGCGGTAGTTGTGGCTTTCGGATGCACCGCTCGCCTGCTGCAGGTTGATGAAGGCCAGCACGACGGCCACTGCCGCGAGGACGACGCCGCCAACCACGATAAGCATCCGTCTGCTGCGTCGAACCGATTGAGTCCCCGCTGCCCCAGCCATCTCGACTCCTGATTGTCGGCTATGTCCACCGATTGTTCGCGTTGATCACCTCTGGTGTTACAAGGTGACGGGACCGGCGGCCGGCGGGTGGCTTGGTGGGCCGGTGACCGAGGAGTGCGGTCACCGGCCCTTCCCCGCGGATCCATTCGCGGGGCTCACCAGTCGACGTCGCGACTGGGAGATGGATGGACGGCAGCCCTCCAGGAAAGAAGGGGGAAAAGAGGAGGGCCGCCGCCCGCGCGCCCCGTCCCGTGGGGCGCAACCCGGATACCGCAGCGGTGTCGGGGGAGCCGTCGCAGCTACCGGGGTGATCCGGGTGGCCGGTGGCCGCTCCGCGCTTGAGCAGCCACCGGCCTGCGCGCTCTCGGGAAAGAGCGCACCCCAGCACGACGACGGCCCAGGAACAGACCAAGGTGGGAGGCCGGTGTCGTGTTGGGAGTTCATCGACGGCCCATGTGCGAGCCGGGCGCAGTGACCCCGTGGCGCGGATACTTTTGGTTGATGTAGTGGACCCACGCGTCCACGCTCGCGTCCGGACCCGGTTCGACGGGTTCGGGTTTCTGCTCCGTCGTCTCGGGAGCGACGGTCTCGGGTGTTTCGTCCATCGTGGTCACCGGGCAAGTCCGGTGCAGCCGGGGCACCAGTTAGCATCGCCGAACCCAGCCGAGGCGAGCTCGCTGCGCTCGTGGCGTTCCGGATAGGGATCGTTGCCGGAGCACCACGGGATCAGCCACTGCACGGACGGGTCCGCGAGTTCGCGTTTCCAGTAGCGATGCACGGTCCGGCGGTGTGAGGCGGTTGGGTCGGCGTGCACCCGCAACGTGAGTTCCGTCGTGCGTGCTGGATGCACAGCGCGGGTGATCGCTGCTACTTCCTCGGCGGGCAGCTCGCCGCACAGGGTGTCCATTCAGGCACCTCCCGGGTGGCTGAGCAGTTCAGTCAGCGCAGCGCGCACGTTCTTGATGAGGGCGTTCCCCTCGGCGCGGGGGAGGGTGGCTGTCGGGCCATGCGCGATCCCGAGAGCAACCACTTCCTTGCCGTCGGCGTTGCGCGTGATCCCGGTAATCACGTTCACCTTCCGGCCGATGGTGTCGGTGGTGCTGATCGTGCGTTGTTGACGCCACCCGCGTTGTTGCATGCGAGCGAGTATTTCTGAGAGTGATGGCCTGTAACACAGCCAGTAACGATCAACTCGCGCGCGGCACAGACCCAAACTAGGCGTGATTGGCCTAGAACTTTCAAACGGGCTGGGCCTCTGTACCCTCCCGGCTGTGGATCTCCTGCCGTTCGATGAGTACGTACGCTCGCTCCCTCGGAAGCGAATGTCGGCAGGAGTCCTGATTCGGGACGACGCCGAGCGTGTCCTTTTCGTCGTACCGTCCTACAAGGAGCACTGGGACATTCCCGGTGGCGTGTGCGAGGACGGCGAGGCACCGTGGCGCACAGCTCGCCGGGAGTGTGCCGAGGAGATCGGGATCGATCGGTCTCTCGGTCCGCTGCTGGTGATCGACTACGTCCCTTCCGACGGTCGGATGCCGGAGGGGCTCGCATTCATCTTCGACGGCGGGCGAATTACCGCGGACGATGCGGCGCGCTTGAAGCTCACCGATCCCGAGATCTTGTCGGTCCAGCTGTTGTCGCTCGACGACGCCGCACCGCGTTTGAAGCCGTCACTCGGTCGGCGGATCCACGCCGCGCTTGCCGCCGTGCAGGCTGGCGAAGCCCCCGTGATCTGCGAGGATGGCCACCCGGTCACGGGGTAGTACCGACCGGCCGCAGGGGAGGAACATTCGTGGCTGGCAGACCCATCGCGGAGAACCTCGCTCGTTTGCGAATCGCGCGCGACCTGTCGCAAGAACAGCTTGCCGAGGCCGCCGGGGTCGGGCCCGACACAGTATCTCGGATCGAGCAGGGCAAGCGCACGCAAAGCCGACCTGCAACGTTGCGGAAGCTCGCACAGGCGCTTGGCGTGACGGTCGACATGCTGCTCGGGCAACAGTCCAGCCCTCATTCGCTCGACCTCGACGTCGCCCCGTTGCGCCGGGCAATCAACGCCGACGACGACATCCCCGGGCTCGACTTCGCGGAAACCCGCGAAATCCTGCCGATGGACGAGCTCGCTGAGAGCGCGCACGAGGCGTGGCGAGCCTACGTCGATGGCCGCCACGGCGAGCTGCTGCACGCGCTTCCTCTCGTTCTCACCGATGCGCGCCGCATCGTCCGCGAGACGCGCGACGAGGAGCGCGCCGGAGGACATCGGGTGTTGTCGACTGCGTACCGGCTCGGCGCCGGAATCGCGGGCAGGATCGGTCTCGACGACCTCGCATACACAGCAGCGCGGCTCGCCGTGAAGACCGCGGCGCACGCTGACAACCCAGAGGTTGAGCGGGCGATTTCCCTGCGCTACCTCGCATGGACCCTCGTCCGCCAGGGCCTGCCCGAAGACGCCGAGAAGGTCGCCACCGAAGCGGCCGCGGCGATCGAACCGCGCATGCTCGACCGGGACCCGATCCGCGCCGGTGTATTCGGCAACCTGCTTTTCAACGCGGCCACCGCCGCGCTCAACAACGGCAGTCCGGGCCGCGCTGAGGACCTGCTCGCTGTAGCGCACGGCACCGCGATTCGCTCGAGCGGTGACACGGCCACCGAGGCTGCGATCTTCGGCCCGCGAGTCGCCGCGCTGCAGCGGGTCGACTTGATGGTGCGCGCCGGCGACCCTGAGCGTGCTCTCGCGTTCGCTGACGCCGTCCCCCCGCCGACCGGTGCCGACGTTCCGGCGTTTTGGGAGTCCGGCCATCGGTTGTTCCTCGCTGCCGCGGCCGCCGACTTGCGCCGGGACAAGGCAGCCCTCGCCTGGCTCGCTGAGGCACGCGACCTCGCTCCCGACTGGGCCCGCCGCCAGCCGCTCGGGAAGCGAGTCATGCGGCAGCTCTCCGAGCGCGCGACACGGCGGCGCGGGGCGACGTTCGCCGACCTTGCCGCGCACTACGGAGTCATCTCCGACTAG